GTGTAGATGCTGGTAAACAGTTTGCAGCAGTTGCTGATATGCAATTATCAGAAATAGGTAGTTCGCAAACACCTGTTGGAACAACCATGGCACTTATGGAGCGTGGCACGAAAGTTATGTCTGCTGTTCATAAAAGATTACATTATGCACAGAAGAAAGAGTTTCAATTATTAGCTAGAATATTTAAATTAGTTCTACCTCCGGTATATCCTTACAATGTAGCGGGTGGTCCAAGACAAATTAAGATTATCGACTTTGATGATAATATAGATATCTTACCTGTTTCAGATCCAAATATCTTCTCAATGTCACAACGTGTGACTCTAGCTCAAAATCAATTACAACTTGCACAGAGCAATCCACAAATACACAACCTTTACGAAGCTTACAGAAGAATGTACACAGCGTTAGGCGTAAAAGATATCGAACAAATCTTACCAATACCACAAGGACCACAACCTAAAGATGCTGCTCAAGAACATAGTGTTGTATTAATGGGCCAACCTTTACAAGCATTCATGGAACAACAACATGATTTACACATAAGCACACACAGAACATTTTTATCTTCAGCATTAGTAAAAAGTAATCCTATGGCTGTAGTAAATTTAGTATCACACATAAATCAACACGTATCAATGTTAGCAACACAGGTTGTTGAAAAAGCATTAGTTGAAGAAGCAGAAAAATTACGAAAAGAATTTGGTGAAAATATACCACCTGAACAAATTATGGAGTTACAAGCTAAGCGACAAGCCTTGATAGCAGAACAAATTCTTAAAATTACAGAGTCTATGGTTCAAGAAGAGGCAGAAGCTATGCAAGATTCTAATATGGATCCACTTGTGTTGTTAAAACAACAAGAATTAGCTTTAAGACAACAAGATCAAGAGCTTAAAGCACAGGTTCAGGGTGAACAACAAGGCTTAAAAGAGCAACAATTTGAATACAAACAAGATTTAGACGCAATGAAACTGCAAAAAGACTACGATTTAGCAGAATTAAGAGCTAGAATAGCTCAACAGAGGACAAATGCCCCTAAACAAGAAGGGTAAAAAGATAAAAAAGGCCATGGCTAAGACTTATGGCAAGAAAGAAGGTGCAAAAGTGTTCTACGCAAGCATAAACAAGGGTAAAATTAAGGGAGTAAAGAAAAAATGATGAATTTTTTAGTAGGACCCATCGCAAATATGGTGGGAGATGCAGTAAAAGGCTTCGTTGAGACAAAAAAAGCCAAAGCAGACCTAAAACTAACTGAAATTAAGGCACAGAAGAGCCTTAAAGAGCAGCAAATAGCAGGTAAAATTTCGTGGGAAGCCAGTGCGGTCAATCAAATGTCCGGGAGCTGGAAAGATGAGTTTGTTTTACTCGCTTTAATGGTTCCAGCAATTTGTGCCTTCTTACCTTTCATGCAACCCCACATAGAACGTGGGTTTCAGATTTTGGAAAGTTTACCAGAGTATTATACCCATCTCTTATATTTAGCCTGCAGTGTCAGTCTGGGGGTTAGGGCGGCACCTGGTATCAAGGGTATGATTTCCAAGAAAAAATAATGAGCTCTGGATGTGTAAAATGTGGATGTATGTGTCACTGCTGCTCCACCTGTATGTGTGAATGCGCAATATGTGAACATGAAGAAACTAACGAAGACAATCCCTCCTAAAAAAGGGCCACAATCACAAGGGTTGAAAATCCCACCTAAAAATATACAAATAGTTAAGACAAAGAAAAAAGGACTTAACTATGAAACACACGTATTTTAACATACCAGGTTGGTTTAATTATTCAGAAACATAC